GAGGCTGCTATCATAGCCTCTGTATAAATCTCTTTGTTTAAAATATTATTCTCTTTCATGTTATCTGCATTTAACTTTTGTAAGTCCATACTTAGCCAATCTTAGATATATCGTCCTTACACTTACATCCAACATTTCAGCCATTCTGCGGGGCGGTATCTTTTCTTCCTTGTATAACTTGGTAATGTTTTCTTCCGAAAGCGGGTCAACGAAAGGTTTCTTCGGCTCTGCTATCCCCATCCGTTTACGTGCTTTCGCAGCATATGTTTCATTTTGTTTGTCTTTTGTGACGTAAATAACGGTGGTCTTGTTAAGGCATAGAGGGAATAGCCTTCTTTCCACTTCCTTGTGTTGTTCGGCAAGGCTTTCCGCATCACCGTTGACAGTAGTGTCAATCTTCTTGTATTTGTCCGGGATACGGGAATGTCTGTCTCTGATTATTCTGTCTGCTTTTCTCATGACTTCTTTTGAACGGTCGTTTGACAACTCATTTAGTTTTTCAAAATTAAACCCCATACATAGTTTCTTTTGCGTAGCGTTTCAATTCTCCAATGGAAAACAATCTCTCTTTCTCGTAAATCCCGGCTGCACTATGTTCAAGACTACATCCATTGGAATAATGCCAGCCTTCGAGGAATATTACAGCATCACATTGGAGCAGGGCAGTAATGTCCCTGCCTATATGCTCTTCGTAACTCGCGTCCGGATTTGAAGATACCTCTAAGGGAGATACAGCTTCAAAACCAAGTTGTTCTATCAACTCGGAAGCAGATTTGCATCTTTTCTCAACATCTTTTATGTCATACCCTGTGATAGGCAGACTGATATATACTTTCTTTTTACTCATAACATTATTTACTCTTCAATTTATCAAGGAACTCACTATCTCTCGAATAATCCGCACCGATAGCCTTTTTGCTTTCAATAATCTGTTCCAAAAGGGTTATAGCTTCCTTTTTCACTTCTTCCACTTCATTATAACCGCAGGCTTTATCAACCAACCGCTCCATAGTCGATTTAGGCTTGGAAAGAGCCTCATTCAACTTTCCTAATCGCCAGTAGCAGTAATCAATTGTGGCGATGTGTTCCAGTTTATTCATAGGTATTTCTTTTCAACAACTCAATGTTTCTTTATGTAATCGACTAATTGAGAACCTAAGTCATGGAATTGAGAAAGCCCACTAAACATAAGACTGGCACTCATACCGCTGTGACCTTGGTCGATGAACATTTGCAAGCAGTTCTTGAAACGTTCTTCTTGAGGCTTATCTGTATTGAGTTCGGATATAAGTTTCAACAAGCAATCGAGTTCAAACCCTTTATAGAGGTCGTTCAATCGTATAGGAACAATCTTATCCCAATATTCAAGATGTTTATTTGGAATAATGCCACGTGCTCTTTGCCGGTATTCTATTGTCAGTTGCGGGATTTTGGCGTGGAACTCAGCTTTCCTTCGTAGATATTCGTTATGTTCATCCTGAAAATCCTTGTCGAACTCTGCCTTTGTCTTTCTCGTGACCTTCAAATACATTTCATCAAGTGCTTCACTTGAATACAGTTCTTTGCCATTGAATTTACAAAAACAATCTTCACCAGTTTCCTGCTTGAATTTCTTCAACTGTTCGTATGCGTAGTCAATGTATACGCCAGGATACATTTCTATTTCTTTCATAATCAATACTTTTTTCCATGTTTGTTTTCTCTCAATTCATTGTATCTCATCTTCTGATTGATATGCCATATAAGGTCTATGCCCAAATGTTTAGCAAGCCCGAAAATAGCCAATAGCATGCTGTTTAATTGCCCTCCTAATGGATAGCCGTATTCATACTCATATCTGATGGGAATTGTGGATATAGCGTATATACTTTCTGTAAAGGTCTCATCATTGCAACTTTCCTCTGCATCGTACAACATTTCTTCCGTAAAGTCCTCAATGTCTATCTTACGCAGTCCACACAAATCAAGCAGGCGTATGCAGGCGTCGGCAAGCCCGTCTTCCACACAGTCTTTGATATATGCTTCAAAGTTTTCCGCAAAATACTTATTTTGATAATGAAAAGTCCGTTCGTCAAATATTGTACCTTTTTTATCGACCGGAACTTTGGCAAATTGTCCTTTCCTATCAGCTTCCACAGCTTCCATAAGCTCGGATATTACAAGGCAAAGGCAATGTTCGTTACTCAATTCTTCATCGTGGAAACCGTGGTCGCAAGCGGTTTTATAGGCGCGGTCGCGCAGTTCATTTAGATTCATCTGTTCTTTCTTTATCAGTTAATATTCCGTTTCTCTTGTCGTAATTACTCATACGGGGCATTTCCCGTCACACCGTATGTTCACATACATATTACTTGCCATACTCGATATGAATGACTTGCTGTAATGCTTGCAGTGTTCCTGGTATTCTTTTCTATTCATGGTTAATCAACTAATTCAAATTCGTAAACGAAAACATAAGGGTTAGACTCCCACGTCCCTTTGCCGGAGACTTTATCTATCAGTTCTGCGAATGCGTCACGAGGAGTGCAATAAGGCTGAATGTCCCCTTTATAATAATAAGCATCCATAAAATGTGTATCTACACTTCCGCATTGTCCTTTGTAAATTCCTTCTTTCAGGCAATCTTCATCGGAAATGTCTTGCAACCGTTCTATCTTGATGTCGGTAATGCGGATATGATGGGGCATGAGGTCAGCACGGACAAACATTTTATTTTTCCAACCGGGTGCGAATTTAGTTTTAGTATAAAATCCTATTCCGTCCCTATCATTAAGTGCAATTTCGGGATTCATCCCTAAACTTTCATAACATTGTGCAATGGCAAAAACTCCACCAACCTTGTACTTCGGCTGAATAAACATTGGAACAAAGTCATTACAGTCCTTATCATATACAAGAATCTCAAAAAGGGGGCTAACATCATCTGATTCAGTAATCCTAAAACATCCAGCAGGATTTTCTTGATATGCTTTCGGACACTTAATGATTCTTCTTGTCTGCGTCTTCCGACCATCCAATACAGCCTGCGTTAAGCCGTATTTATTGTTGAACATTATCTTCTTCATTGTATCTTTCTTTTATAAGGTTAAAGTGAATTAAGAGAGATAGCGGACACGGGGCGAACCCAACTGTCAAAGTCCTGACTGCCGTTGAACCAACTACCATTGAACCAATCGAGAACAAAATTGCGTTTGTTTCCTTTTCTCGTAGAGCACCAATACCAGTCATCTTTCACTGGTTGTTTTCCGCAGATAGCTAAGGCTGTATTCAGCATAACCTTATGTTCATACCCTAAGACACTCTCTTGTAGTGTCGGAATGTGCCAACTTAATCCACATAAGTCCAATGCTATGACTTTCTCAGCAATTTCGCTTCCGGATGCAGCTAATGCTTTGGTATTACCTATTCCATCAGTATCCTTCATGCCTTCTTCTGTAGTTGGATATATCTTCCCTGTTTGCTCTTTCTCCCAATCAAGAAGAATATGGGTATTATTATCCATATCTTCCGGATAGAAGAATAAAGCATTGCCATCATGGATAATAACTGCACATTGTGCCTGTTCGTTTTCTTCATGCAGTCCCCCAAATTTAGGTTCTACAAAACTCTTGTTGGCGGTAAAGATGAATACACCATTACCTACATTTTCTTTTGTGTAAATTCCTTTGTTCATAATCATATAAGTTTTAATATTTCTCAAAATTTGGGATTTGTAAATAGAACGAGTTTCGAGACATGGGAAGCCAACACTTTTGCTCCTCATTGCACGTATTCCAATTATCTTCCCCAAATTCATCATTTAATGCTTCCACTATCTTATAGGCTACATCTTTTACAAAACGAGTATTAAGTATCCTCTTGCCTTTAATAACGATTGTAGGTGTATAGAGTGAAATTTTATACTCCCCACCGTTTTCTATCGACCAGCTACCTTGTGCTACTGTAATGTGCGGATTGGTTTCATTCTTATACTCTTGTACTATACTTAGATAGCCATTAAAATAGTTGGCTATTAGTTCCGACTTATATACTTTTAGCCCCGTTGCTTTTTCTAAAAGTTTTCTAAGCCTATAAGCATCATTTACAACAGGGTCCATTCTCATATAAGTTTTAAAGTTTCTTGTATTCCGGCTTCAAGTGCTTCCTCGTAGCTTTTATAATGCACCAAAGGCCTGTCGGATAATCCCACTAAATCATGGTTCGGTATTGTTAGTATATCATATATCCAATAGTCTCCATACATATAGGATACTTCAACGTGTAGCTTCTTGGTTTCACGCAGCCACTTTTGAGCAACATACAACACTGGACACAAAAATTCAATAGGTTCGTCATCTATTTCCGTACAACACGACATACTTTGCGGAAGGTCATATTTTGTAATAACCTTATTGCGGTCTATTATGTGTTCACACTTCCAATTGAAGCCCTTATCTTTCAGCAGCTTCGCTGTCTCTAATGTTACGAGTTCTTCGGTCATAGTTAACTTTTATTAAAATGTTCAATCAGTTCGTTTACGGTAGCCTTGTGGATGGTATCCGTGTTAATGTCAACATCATTGTAAGCCCAATAGGTAGAGAACTTGATTTCAGGACACAGAATCCATTTATCTCCATCGGTAAACCATTGGTATTTGTCTGTATCATCCCTTAATGCAGCAATAGCCAATAAAAGCTCTTCGTTGGTTCCGCAATCAACACTATCGGTTTCGTCAGGATGTGGAATGTTACTGAAAAACTCAACACTATATAGACTGTATTCGGGTTCAGTGAAAATACATAAATCTTCGTTAAGTTCCGCCCCAAATAATCTATATCCCAACTCCTCCAACTTCTTCCGAAGCTCCGGTGTACTTTTTCTTATAAAGCACGGTGTTGTAAATCCCATAGTCATTCCTCCTTATCTATCTTAATATCTGTTACTTTGCCACGATTGATAAAACCGCCACAGCTAAACAAATCGGTCATACATGCTGCGTAGTCCACCTCTGCGCATTTCTCGTATAGAGAGCATGAGGCGCAATGAATATTATCTTGCACCGCTTCATGCAACACCCCGTCTATTATTATTCCGTTCTTTACTTCCATGATTACAACGTTAAGATTATATTGGTTTTTATATGCTCTATGGGGGAAGCAGCTAACGCAGATTTTTCCTCTTCTCTGTGTATATAAATAAATATATTATTGGCTTTTAAACCCGTTTCGGCTTCAAGCTTTTCCAAAATATGAGCTATCTCCATTTCGGCTTTCGCTTTCTTGTTTTTTACTTCTTCTATATCCATGGTTATTTCCCTTTCAATTTCTTTATTAGTGCATCAGCCACCCTCAAAGAGCCTATTGCAATATCATCATAAGTTTCACTGTCATCGTTTATTCCTAAAGCAATACAATACCCTTGCATAGCGGATTTTGCCAATTCATAACGCCTTTGCTCCCAATCAATAGTTTCAAAATTATCAAAGAAGTCGAGTTCTGACACTTTGAAATACCTACCATTCACTAAGGCAGTCCCAACATCAAATAAGCCTTCAACCTCTACAATCTCTCCGGTTGATTTTATTCTTGCTTTCATAACTGATTAGTTTTAATATACCCATTTTCAATACACCAGCACAGCATCTCGTAGGCTGCATCCAATAGATTTCCGGAAACTTTAACGATGAATGGTTCAGATATGCTTTTTTGATAACTTATAGCCCAAGGACCAGCAAAAAGAGGCTCAACGCACAGCTTATACGTTATACAGAAGACATTTATGTATCGCGGCAGCTTATCGAGAATGTCCTGCAAAGTGTAAGTTTCATGATAATAGTCGTAATTCGTATCGGCATCCGGAGAGGTTACAACCATGTTGTCTGCATCTGATTCATTCCATTCGAAACACATGCTTCCATCGCTTGTACTCAGTCCAAGCTCCTGCAAATGTATCATCTGTTCGACTGATAATACTTGTTTTGATTTCATAATTCCTCCTCCAATTTTTCCAAAAGTTCCTTGGATAACATTTCACAATAATAAATATTATCTATCATTGTGTCATCAGAACTTATATCTGCCTTAAACCTCTTAACAAGTACCCAGCCATACCATTTTTTCACTTGAACGTCAAAAATGTGGTCAAAAAGTCCGTATCTGTATATTCTGTATTTTCCCATATCTCAATCTCCTTTCTCCTTAATTCGTTCCAGTA